ACCCACCCAACCAGCAACCTGCTGCGTATTTTTCAGACGAGCTGCTTCCGACGCAGATAACGAATGCAAACCAGATTTTGACTTTTGATGACAACAACCCTTTGACGTGTTCTGCTGGGCTTGCTTTAAGCAATCAGCTCGGGGGTATTATCCAGGCGTTGATGGTTTTCAAGAGTGTCGACAACATATATCAGATTACTGGGGACGCTGCTTTTGGTACGTTAGCTAAGAATACTTTGAATGTTGCAACTGGCACGTTTGCTCCTAATACGGTTTGCTCTACCGAGAAAGGGCTTCTTTTTATGGCCCCGGATGGAGTGCGCTTGATTGATTTCAATGCAAAAGTAAGCGACCCCATAGGCAAGGATGGGGATGGGGTCACGGTGCCGTTCATTTCCATCCTTGTCCCTTCTCGCGCGGCTGCGTCCTACAATAGCGGTGTGTACCGTGTGCAAGTGCAGAATGGCGAAGCCCAGGCGATCGGGTCCGGGTTTTCGTCTGGATTTTCTTCCGGGTTCGGTGGCGGCGGTCCTGTTCAGCAGCAGGAATGGTGGTACGACGACGTGCGCTCTCTCTGGTCGGGGCCGCACACAACGAAGATGTCTATTGGACTTGAATACCAGAATACGTTCTTGATAACGATTCAGAACGCTGGAGCGGTGATTTTTCAGAGCGATCCGTTCCAGTCATTCACGAGTACGTTTGTTGAGAATGGTGTTCCTCTTACCTATGCTTGGCAAACCTCGTATCTTCCTGATACGGATCAGATGGCGGAAGTGTGCATGGTTCAAAGCACGCTTCACATGGCGTTGGTGTCAGGACAGTCAACGATCGTTACGGCGCTTAACCAGGACGGTGTTCCCTTGGATCAGGTCACGATAGCGTCTTCAGGTGTGCCTACTAACTGGAATCAGTTCAACTGGAATAATGCCAATTGGAACGGGACGACGCTGGGGAATGCGCTCTATCCACGACAGATGGATTGGACGGGGCCTCTTGTCTTCAGGCGGCTGTCCCTTCTTGCGGCGGGGTTGTCGGCGCAAGGGTTGAAGATCGGCCGTCTTCACATGCGGTACCAAGTGCTTAACTATCTGCAGCAGACGGGTTGAAGATGAAAAGGTTTCTTTTAGGGTTCTTTCTTTCGTTGTGGGCTTCGCTGGCGTCGGCCGGCGTTAATTGCACGATGCCTTTCACGTTCGTTCCTGGCACGTTGGCGGACGCTAATCAGGTCAATGCCAACTTTGCTGCCGCTGTCGCTTGCTTCCTCAACGCAGCCGGGGCGGGGAACAACAATGATATTACGGCGCTCCTTGCACTGACGACGCCACTCAGCACGGCGCAGGGTGGATCGTCCATCTATATCGGTGGCACGTCCACGGGGTCGGCTAATGCTCAGGTGATCGCGTCGCCTTCCCCCACTGGGTTTGCTTTGACGCGGGGTCTCAGCATTCTGTTCACGGCAGGGTTCACGAACACGGGGGCGACGCAGATCAATGTCAATGGGACGGGGCTGGTTAACCTATTTCGGCAATCTCCCAGTGGCCCGCAAGCTCTCACTGGGGGTGAAGTCGTTGCTAACGATTTGACTTGGGCGATTTACGACGGAGTGCAGTTCCAACTGGTTAACAGTGGCGCACAGTACGGGGGCTTTGGCCCCCTCACGTCGCTTTCATCTGCGGCTCCTGATCTTGGGACGATTGCAAGTCACAATGTAACGTTCACCGGCAACACAGCTATCACATCGTTCGGGTCCACTGCAAGCACGACGTACCCGTTTTATCGGCTAAATTTCTCGACTGTGTTGACGTTGACGTATAATGGGACGAGCTTGATCCTTCCTAGCGCCTCAAACATTACGACGGCTTCGGGGGACACTGCGGTTGCCATGTACCTCGGGGCGGGGAACTGGCAGGTCATCGCCTATAACCGGGCTAATGGAACGTCGGTTGTCAGTCCTACGCCTTTGTGCGGCTTCAGTGGTTTGTCGGTCAGTGCGGTTTCTGACACGCAAATAAACTGGTCTTTCAACAATTCCAACCTCTTGACCACAGGTAATGTCCCTCTTTATTCCGGGGCCAAGAGTGGATCGATAACCGTAACCACGGGGACGGGAGGGACCAGCACGGCAGGAGGGATGGACGGAACGGCGCCTAGCAACAACGCTTTTATTTATATGTACGCCATAACTAATGGGTCTGTTTGGAATGCTGTTGGTAGCAACACTGTTCCATCTTCTTTTACCAATTTTCCTGCGGGGTACACGTATTCCTGCTACATGGGCGCCATGAAGGCCCTGAATTCTACGCATGTGTACGGGACAAAAATCGCGGGTAATGAAGCCCGCTACGTTGTCGGCGGTGGGAGCTTGGCAACGACTCTTCCTACGATAGACAGTGGAACGCCTAAAGGCTCCAACTGCTCTAGTGGAGCTACTACTTATGCTACTGAAACCGTGCGTGGTGATTCTGGTGCTGGGATTTGGATGCCTTCCACTTCGACAGTGGGAGTTTTTGTTGTCAGCACTATAAGTGGAGTCAGCGCATTGGCCCCGAATTCAACCCCTACCGCAGGAAATGGGGGAGTGCCTGTCATTACGGCTGCTGCGTCCAACGCAACGGGAACGCTGTTGATGGAGAGCAATAACGTGTTCTATTGCAATGTGGGATCGGCGTCAGCAGGGCTTTTCCAGTACGGCTGGAAAGATGCTGTCAACGCCAACTGATCTGTGCTAAGAGGTTCGAACCACTGAAGAAAGGTCAAAGCCATGAAGTTCAAGAAAGCTCTTGCTGCCTTTGCCGCCGTGGCTGTGACCGCTGCGGTTGCCTACGCTGCCAATATCCCCTTGATCACGGGTCCGCAGGACCCCAGTCAGCTCAATGCATCCCTGAACAATCTGATCAACCAGATTAACTCTGGCATCACGCCTGCGACGATGGGGCAGTTCACTTCCAATGATCGCAATTTGCTCGACAACGGTTCGTTGGAGATCACGGCTCGAGGCACAGGTGTTGTCACTTGCGCAGCCAATGCGGGTATCACTTCGGCAGCTTACGGTGCCGATCGCTGGGGGTGCCAAGCCAACGTAGCTGTGGGCGCGGGCCGGCAGCAGGTGATTACGGCGACGCCAACGCCACCTGCGGGTTTCAAGAACGCCATGACTCTGTTTCGCACGTCGGGTGCTCTTACGCAGCCGATTTGCACTTGGCAGGAAATCCCTACCGCGGATGTGCTCAAACTTTCCGGCCAGCAGGTTCTTTTCTCAGCTTACCTTCAGGCCCTCGCGGGCATGGCGGCCGACAACGGTTCGATCGCCAACCTCGTGATCATCACGGGGACCGGGACGGATGAAGGCTTTGGCACCCCCACGGCTTCTCCAGCTATTACGCCGGCTTGGACGGGCATCGCCACGCTCGCCAACACGGCAACGCCTGCGTTGAGCGCAACGGCTTGGTCTCGCCCTGTTGCAACTGGCGTTGTGGCGTCTACCGTGACCGAGATGGCCGTTGGGTTGTGCTTTACGCCGACTGCTACGGGTGCAGGAGCTACGGACGGCTTTGCCTGGACCGGAGCGCAGTTGGAAGTAATTGGCGCGGGCGTAACGACGCCTTCGACTTTCAGCTTCAAGGCCGCGGCGTATGAGCTTCGTCAAGCCCAGCGATTTTTTGTTCGCTTTACGGAATCGGCGGTAGCCGCTACAACTCGTGGAAGTTGCGTCAATCTTACCAGCAGCATTTCCAACTGTGTTGTTCCATTTCCGATGACTATGTTTCGTATTCCGACGATGACCTATACGACGGGTTTTGGCATCGCGGTTGCGGCACAGACTTCCATGGCGGCTTGTACTGCCAATGCTACGTCAACAACGGCGACATCAGCACCTAGCACGGCTGCTGTGCTGATGTCCTGTGCGACCGGCGCAACTGGCGGTGCATTGGGAACCGCTACAACGTGGGGAGATGCCGGCGGATCAGGAGTCATCAACGCTAGCGCGGACTTCTGATCTCTGATAGGGTGCTTTTGCACACTATCGACAAGCCTCAAAGGGTCGCCTCTTGGGTACTAGTGTGGGGCGGCCCTTTTCTCCAGGAGACGACGATGGCCAAGGATGGAATGTTGTCCGGTCTATCAACCAAGAGCCCGAGTGCCAGCGATGCAAGCACCCGTCCGCCCACTTCAGCCACAGTCAAGCAGGACGCAACACGGTCCAGCACCCAGCCCAACCAAGGAACGCTCGGACCGCGAACCGCTTGAACTGACGTATCAGCGCGAACGGCTTGAAAGGCTCCTCCGCGATGGGGAGCTTTTGCCTTTGCTCAGGCAGCATTTCAAAGAGACTGATCCCGATGCAGAGCGTACAAATGTTGACGTTAACTGGGATTACTATCTCGGTGCTGATCGTTCTGGCAGTCTTGTGGTTTACACTGCCAGGGACGGTGCTGCATTAGTTGGCTACGTCTTTACGATCATCGGGCCGCACCATCATAAACAGAGCGTGCCTGCGGGCTCCATCACCATGTACTGGCTGCATCCTTCCAACCGTCTGGGGTTGGCGGGTTACAAGCTGCTTCGTGGCAACGAGGCGCTTTTGAAAGAGCTGGGGGTGCAGAAGATTCTTGCGTCTCGGATGCTCAGTCAGCGAACGGATATCCTGTTCGATCGGATGGGATACTGTCCTGAAGAAGTCCTTTATGGGAAATGGCTATGAGCAATTACCTCCCGTCCAGTAACGTCAACGTTCCCAACCCTTACCAGCTCACGGGTACGACGGCGGCCGATAAAGGAGCGCTGCACGGCACGCAGCAGCTCGGGCAATACAATCTCGGGGGTCAGAACCTCGGGCAATTTCAAAACCTCACGCAGCAGGGCGTCAACAACCCCTATGCCGGCATGTACCAGCAGGGCGGGGGGCAGGCCGGGCAGATGGGGATGCAGGCCGGGCAGGGCGCCTATGGTGCCGGCGGCCAGCTCATGCAGAACAGTCTCAGCATGCTGCCCGATGTGCAGGCTTTGTTGAGCATGGGGTTTGATCCGCAACAGGCTCTTTACTCGCGCACGGCGCAGCAGATGCAGGACCAGCAGCGCGCCCAACAGGCAGCGTCGGGTATTGGCGGTACGCCCTACGGTGCGGGTGTCATGGGGCAGACCATGAATAATTTCAACATCGATTGGCAGAACAATGCGCTGCAGCGGGCTCTGCAGGGTGCACAAGGCGCGGGTGGGCTCATGGGGCAGATCGGCCAGGGTGTCGGGCAAGGAGCGGGGATCCAGTCCGGCGGTATTCAAGAGTACCTGCAGGGCGCCGCGACGCCGTACAATGTTTTTGGTCAAATGAATCAGAACCAACTTGGCCTTCTCAACCAAGCTGGTCAATATGGCAATATGGCCTCGCAAATTCCACAGCAACAGATTCAGGACTACATGGCGTACTTGTCACAGGCAAACCAGAACGCGCAGACGGGGATCAATGCGCAAAGATTGGGACTTGATAAAGCCAAGTTGCAGGATCAGGAATACCAGCAGATTGGGCAGGATATTGGCGGGGCTATGGGATGGGGGATGGGCGGCGGATTTGGCGCTAACCCCTTCGCTATGATGATGGGGGCTCCGTAAATGGGCCAAGCACTTCTCGGGATTGGAGCTGGGGCGGCCGGCGCATTCGGTGGAGCCTACGACACGGCGCGCAAGAACCGTCAGCAGTCGCAGATGGGCGACATTGAGATTCAGAACGCCCAGCGTGACGCTGCTTCCTTGGCCGCAGCCGGGCAGGGCCTTAGCGCTCTTGCTGGTATGGGTGGCGGGGGGCAGCCTGGGATGCAGGGGCCTCCCGGCATGCCACAGGGAGGGCCGCAACAGCCGCCTATGCCCCAGCCTGGGGGTGCTGCGATTCCACGTCCGCCACAATTGGGACCGCCGCCTCCTCCGGGGATGGTCAACCCGCGAGGGAATCTTACTGGTCCCTCTATCATGCCGGATTTCCCTTCTCCTGGGCAGCAGTCCTACCCAGGCCAGAACCCCATGGGGATGCCGGGGCAACCGCCCCCCCGGCCGATACAGGCGAGCTTTTCGGGTGCGCCCCCGCCTATGCCGCCGCCTATGGCCGCCCAAGCACCTGGCGGCCCGCCTATGCCACAAATGAGCGCCCAGGCAGGAATGCCGCAGATGGCTGCTATGGCACCCGGTGGTCAGCCGCGGCCTACGATGCCTTTCCCCGGCCAGCAGGCGCCTTCCGCGGGGTTGACGCCTGCCCAGGCCCCCGGCGGCGGCCCCCCCAGCAGCTCCCCGCCGCCGGGCGGCCTTCGCGGACGGGAACAGCTCGATCCTTCGATGCAGGGGCGCGTCCAAATGCCGCAACCTTCCTCGCTCGACTGGCGCCAGATTGTCCAGGCGGTT